ATCGGCTGCCTCGATCTCATCATTGGAGACAAACGAGAAATTGCTATGAAACTCAGTAGCATAGCTCGCTGTCTCGTAGTTGACCTCGACCTCTTGCACGTTGCTGCGGTGGTCGGCGAGATCGTTCACGTAGGTGAAAAAGTCAGCTTGGCCATACTTGAAAAAACGGCCTGCTGGCTTGGGTACCTTGATGATCGGGAAGATCTGCGCGCCGATGTACTGCGCATTGCGGTACTGGATAGACACATCTTGTAGTGTCTGCGGACTAAAAAGTTGGTTGAGCTCTGCCATGGTAAAGTCTCCTATATGCTACCCACCGTTACGGCAGGGTGCTCTTGAGGTCGAGGTCTACGACCTTGATGTCATTGGCTGCTGCTGCTGCCTCGCGTGCTACGCCGACCAAGCGGTCGCCAGATCCTGCAGTATCCACCTTGCCAGTGACTGCTGCGATGGAGAGCTGGTCGCCTACGCTGTATGGGCCATTGGCGATGACGAAAGACTCGCCAGAGATGCGCACGCGCACTACCTCGCCTGCGGAGGCACTGTTTTGTGCGATGCCCTCTGGAGCGTCTGTTGTGGCTGCAGGCAGCTTGACGCGTGGGTCAAGACCGTCTGATGTGTCGGTGCTGCGCACCACGACTGCGTACTGTGTGATAGAGCCGTCTGCGATGTACGCACGCTCTACGCCGAGTGTGTTTGGAGAGAGGTTGAGCGACATAGTGCCTCCTGATTACTTGCCTTTGAGCAGGGCCTTGAGAGCCTCGCCGTAGTTTACGTTATGCTGCGCCATGTAGCTCTGGATCTCAGAGGCTGGCACTGCTGTTGGGTCGACAAAGCGCTTGCCTGCGCTTGGGGCTGCTGGAGCCTTAGGAGCTGCAGCAAAGGTCGAGAGGGGCTGTACTGCACCAAAGACTGCCTCAAAGACATCGATGCCCTTGTCAAAGATCTTCTTGGCCGCGTCGAGACCTTTGGGGTCTTTGTCTGTGCTCTGGAAGCGGAAGCGACCCTCGTACTTGGCAAAGACTGCCTGAGCAGCCGACTGCTTGCGCTCTGCCTCTGCCTTCTCGAGGCCAACCACACGCGACTGCAGCGTGCTGTATGCCTTGCGCTGCGCCTCGGCTGTGGCGATGAGAGCCTCGGTGGAGGCTGTGGCCTTGAGGCCAAACGCCTTCTTGATCTTGTCCATAGAGGCTGCGAGAGATGGCATCATCTCCTCTGCAGTCGGCTCGATGAGGTCCTTGGTCTCTGCGACCGCTGGGAGCTCACCCTCTGCCTGCATCTCCATGGCTGGCATCTCAAGCTCTACCTCGAGCTTCTCACCCTCTACCTCTGCCTCTGGCTCCTCTTTGTAGCTCTCCTCGCTGCCCTTGATCATGTCGCGCACAAGGCCAAGCAGCATTTGGGCTGCGACGCCCATGCTCTTGTCCTCTGCAACGCCATTGGCCACGAGCATAGCCGAGACCTCTGCGACCCTCTCAGGGCTCACCAGTGCCATCATGTGACTATACATCTTTGTACCTCGTGCGCCCTTTGTCAGGGCAGAAAATAGGCTCACCGGAGCCATGTCAAAAAACGGGGTGAGCACTAGTGCTGCCCCTACCATCATTGCACCTACACTCTCGCCAGCCATGCCGCGCTTGCTGTCTGCCATGCGCTTGGCTGCCCACACGATCTCGGGTGAGATGTACTTGAGGGCACCTGCCTCGAGCTGTGACTTGGCCTCTGCTGTCCACCGAGCCTTGCCAAAGAGACCGTGCCCATGAGTGCCTACAGGCTGCACAGAGAGCGACATACAGTCTATCCACCCTGCGGCATAGGTCTCCCCTGCGTGCGTGTATTTTATCGGCAGATCAAGGCCTCTGTCGATTGCATTGTCGCGCATCTCCATCAGCTGTCTCTTGGTGACAGTAAAGCTGCCTCCGTGATCCTCTCGATAAAATCTGCCGGTACGGGCAAGCTGTATCAGGCCATCAGGAGCCGTCATGGCATAGCTCTGCTTAATCATGGTATCACCTTGGGAGCCTCTTGCTTGAGAGGTATCTCGTACATGCTAGCAAGGGCCTCGATGTCGATAGGTACGCCCTTGTCAAGCAGCGCCACAAGAGCAGGCGTCACCCTTGCCAAGATCTCTCCACGCTCCTTGGCTGCAGCAAGACCAGTCTCGCTCGCAAAGACCACCTTGGGTGTCGGCACAGAGGGGCCAAAGGCAAGGCGCACAGAGTAGGCTAGCAAGCTCTCCAGAGCCTCGCCCACCATGCGCTCATCACCTGCTGTCAGTGTCTGCTGAACCTGCATGCCAACAGCTGCGCTGGCATAGCTCGATGTGTCACCAGAGGCTGTCGACACCTGACCTACGATGGCAAATTGAATCTGCCGCTCGGTCATCTTGTCGAGCAGCTCGAAGACTCGCTCGCCGCCAGCCACTGCAGACAGCACCTCCACGTCAAAGCCTGGAGGCAAGATCTGCCGAGAGTCTCCGGCAAACTCTGAGAGCATCGCCTGAAAGCTTGCTACTGCCTCAGGGCTAAAAGCCCCTGAGATCTCATTGCTCATCTTGCCGATGATGCCTGGTAGTGACCACACCTCTGCATAGGTCAACAGGTCTTTCATTGCCCCAAGACGCAGTGCATACGAGAGCAGCACTGCACGACCAGAGCCGCACTGTGAGAGCCTCGGAGTGAGGCGAGTGTTGCGCACCTCGACATACAGAGCTGGGTCGTACTCGGTGAGGGCTGTGCCGGGGTAGACTGGGCTGTCTATTGTAGAGAGATGCGTCGTCTGGGTCTGCACGTCATAGGCATACCGCCTCTCGTCGAGAGCCTCTAGGTACATGGGCCGAGCGATGCTCTCGCCCTGCTTGGTACCCCAGTGCACCCAGAGCACCTCGAGTCCATACCATGCTGCCATGGCGCAGGCTTCGATGATGCTCGACAGGTTGCCTGTGTATCGATAGGTGCCATCCACCTGAGGCTCTGCCATGCGGAGCTCGTCAAGGATGCCTTGGCAGTAGTCTGCCACAGCTTTTGCTCTGACCTCGTCTCGGTCACTCTTGGCTGGCTCGACCTTGACCTGCTTGCGAGACAGTGCAGAGAGTCGCGTGGTGAGGAGACCTTGTACCAGACCATCCTTACCGACGATCTCCTGCATCAAAGCCATCTGGTCTTGCAAGACACCTTGGTCTGCCTGACGCGTGACGTTGATGAGCTTCTGTGGGGTGAGGCCTGCTGTCGCATACTCAGGCCATCTCGTGATGTCTTTGGGGGCAGGGCGACCGAGCTGTGAGAAAACAGGGGCGGCATACACCTTGGGCGATGGCAGAGACAGTGTCTCCACCTTGCTACCTGTACCAAAGAGTCGCTGCCATATGCTCATCTGACGTACCCCGACAGTCTGCCCTTGCTGCGTGCAACAGGCTGCCCAAAGGGAGCAGACCTAGAAGCACTTATAGAAGTGCCTCTATATAGCACCTGTTGTGAGAGTCTTGCAAGCCCTATCCACGCATAAGACATTGCATCGACTTGATCATCATGTGGCGCATCCGGAAACGAGAGCACCTCACTCTCGAAGTCACGGGGCAGTCCAGCGCAGTGATAGACCAGACCTTGCTCGTATCTGGCCTGCAGACCCGAGAATCTGGAGACCTTGTCGCCCTCTGGCTTGATGGGCACGACGGGCAGTGTGGTGAGGCGATGGAGCTCCTGCACCACTGCAGCCTGATACTGCACCTGCTCCACTGCGATGATCTGCGGAGAGTGCGCTCTGGCCATGCGCTGTATGAATCCCAAGACCTCATGGAAGGGGAGGCGAGCCCTCTGTGCTGCCACCACATACACCCTACCATCTGCCGCTCTGCGCAAGACCACGATGGCTGTGTAGTCGGAGTGGTCTTTTGTGGACACAGCAAGGTCGACGCCCATGGCGACAGCACCGCCCAGTGCTGCCTCGTCAAGCGGAGCGTACTTGACCCACTCTGGCCTGATGAGTGCTCCCTCAGCCGAGACAAACTCTGCACCAAACTCGCGCCGGTAGTCAGTCTGTGACATGTCCTGACGCGCTGCCTCGATCTCTGTGGGGTCCAGAAACGGGTTGGTCCACGATGGCAGCTGCCACGACTGATAGTCAGGCTCTGCATCGTCTTGGCCTTTGAGGTAAAGACGGTGAAACCAGTCTTGCTCACGCCTCGGGCTGCACATGAAGATCGCCCTACCCTTGCGCTCTGCAAGAGAGGGGCGCAGTACCTCATGCCACACCTCATCGCCATCTAAGTATGCAGCCTCGTCAAAGATGATCATGTCGAGACCATCGCCTCGGAGATTATTGCCCTTCTCGGCCGACTTGAAAATGACCTCGCCAAGCCCAGCTCTCAGGATCTTCTCGGCCTCACGCACCTCTACCATGCCCTGTGATATCAGTGGGCGCAGAGCTGCCTTGCACGCAGCCCAAGCAAGGCGCGAGACTGCATGGGTTGGAGCCACCCACATTGTCTTGTGCGCCTTGAGTAGCTGGTCTATGGCGACAGCCACGCCCATGCGAGTCTTGCCCCATCGCCGGCCACAGGCCAAGACCTTGTACCTTGCCGAGTGCGCAAAGATCTCGGCCTGCTTGGGGTGCAGAGACGGTCCCTGTATGGTGAGCTGCTTGCTAGCCCTCATCGGTCGTGCCTGTCTTTGCGGTCACTGGAGCCTGTACTGAGCCCTCGTCACCCCACGTCAAGACGATCTTGGGTGCGTCTTGAGACGTGTCCTGTCTTGCCTCTCGGCCCCACCTCTCACGCCATCTGCGCTCGAGTATCCACGCCTTTGCCTGCCACGACGTCTCCGCTCGGATCTCCATCAGTAGCTGCACCTCTGCGGCTGCCTGCGCTTGGTCTGTCTCCTCGGCAAAGACCGGGTCTTTTTTGCGCCAGTCGTAGTAGGTACTGCGACAGATGCCTGCATAGGCGCACGCTGCCTCTGGGCTCGCACCGATGCGCAGTGCCTCAACGATGCGGTCGAGGATCTCCGATCTCGTACGCGCCTGCTTGCGCTGCATGGCCTCCTTGAGTGACGTGATGTTGCCTGGCACTACGCCTGCTGCCTTTGCCTGTGCAACAGTCTGTGGTGTCGTCGGAGGCTTTGGCCCTTTAGCCCTTGCCATCTGTCCCTCCCTCTGCCTGTGCCTCAAGCTCTCGCAATCGCTTGATCAAGAGCACCTGCTGCTCTCTCTTGACTGCCTGCTCTCTGGTCTTGTATGGGCCGCCCAAGACGCGGTCTCCCGCCTTGGTGAGCAGCATCCACCCTGCACCTCTCTTGACTATCATGGCCTCCTCCATCATCATGCCCAAGGCCTTTTCTCCTTGGGGCCTCGCCCTCGTGGGGTTTGACTCGCCTCACGAGGGCACTTTCTCGTCCCACCCCATCTGCAGTATGTACCCGCCATCGTCTTTGGGCCACATGACATAGACCGCCATCGGCCGACCATGCGCCTCATAGCACTCGGTGCAGAGAGGGCGTAGGTCAAAGGGCTTGTATCTCTCTGAGCCGGCATTGGCATGCGGCACCCTGACTAGGTACACAGGTCCAGCCAGTCTTGCCTCGTCATGCTCACACCTCACTTGCCCTCCATCTCGATGAGGGCCTTGCGCAGATACACACAGAGGTCGAGAGCCTCCTCGTACGCCTCACGCAGCCCCATCTCCTTGCTCTCTGGCGTGAGGTATCTGCCATACTTGCGCAGCCCAACAAGCTCCCGCTCCTGCATGTCTCTGATGACCTCCTGCCACACAGAGTGCGACGACTCCACGACAGGCTGCCAGACCTCGCGCTGCCCATGGAGAGTGCGCTCTGTGATACGATGCCTGAGGTCGCAACCCTCTGGAATGCATGCAGTGCGCTGTGCGATGAGTGCCTGCTCTCTGCTGTCTGTCTCGTATACCACATGACAGTCGACAATCTGGTACCTCATGTCGGCAGCCTCCGCACGTTGTCAGACCAAGAGACTGGGTACTCTCTGGCACCCTCAAGAGCGATGCGCATAGCCATCGCTGCCACCTGCACACACTCGGCGTAGAGCTCCTTGCGCCCTTGGTCTTGCAGAGCCCTTGCCACCTCGCCCACCTCCTCGACCAAAACAGCCATGGTAGGCCTCTCTGGGTACCTCTGACGGGCTGTGGTGACCTCGTCGAGAGTGTCTTGGAGAAAACCCTCTATCTCAGTGATGTCGTGCATAGTGCTCTCCTATGACTCCAGTCGCCTTGAGCTTTGCAATAAGCTGGCGCAGGTAGGTCAAGCCCTCCACGAGGTCGGCTCGTGTGGGCCGTCCCCAGATCTTGCCACAGATGTGATCAACCCAGTCTGACTCATGAGCTCTATTCCAGTCGATGTGGTAGAGTTCCTCTGTGTGCTCAAGCACAATCCAGCCCCGAGGTACAAACTTGACTGCCCATGGGCCAAAGTCTTTGTGCACATGCCAGCGTGTCTTGGTGCCATCGTCGTTGTACGCCCACTCTGTGCGGATGCTCTCAAGCATCGTTAGCCTCTTCTTGATTTTCATGTGACCCTCTCCTTGTCTGCTGTCATAGGGTGTTGCCATCCTTGTCTACGAGCTTGGCCTTGCGCAGCTCCGAGAGTACCCATCTCTGCCCCTCGTCGCCACCCCACAAGAGCCATGCTTGGTACCCTTTGCTCGGGTAGCCCTCCTCACCAGGGCGCCATCCACTAGCCTGCTTGTCGACCTCATGGCGGTCGAAATAGGCTTTCATTCGCTTCATGGTGGCGTACGACACTGGCCGCCCATTGGCAAGGTCACGCGCTCTGGCAAGGCCTACGGGAGTGCCTGCCCGATTGCTCGGAGGCTGTCTCTCACGAAGCCGCAGCCCAAGAGCCGCTGCCTCCCTGACGCCCTTGGGGGGCCTCACTGTGTCTGTCATCGCCACATACTGCAGCACATCCATGATCGTCTGTATGATGTCCATGTCTACCTCCTGTCTGCCATCCATCATAGCACTGCCCACACGAGGCATCCTAGCACCAAGAGGGCAGCGAGGATGCCAAGCGCTGGGTGATACCAGAGAGAGGCTCTGGGTGCAGGCTGTGCCTGTAGGTCGAGCCTCTCTCTGATCTCGATAGGGAGCCTGCGATAGTCGCCCTGCTGCCGATAGAGCAGGGGCACCAGCCATCTCCTAAGGCTCCCTCGCATCTACTTGCCGCTCCCCTTGCCGCCCTTTGGGGGGATCGGAAGGCCATTGATCTCATGCCATCTGCGGTATCTGATGACATCCTCTGGAGGATAGGGGCTCTTTTTTTGCTGAGGTGGGGTAGGTGCAGGTGCAGCCACCTGCTCCCCATAGGCTGCCTCTGCCTGTATCGCCTCTCTCTCCTCTCGTGCATACCGGACATCAGGGTCCTCTTCGCCATCCACATACCCCTCTTGGGCCTCTGTCCTACCCTGCCCACCCTCTGTCCTACCCCCGGTCCACCCTTGGACCACCCTTAGGGTAGGCCGCCCATTGTCTTGTGATTGCGTGGGCTTACCATCACTGTCCACCCCTGTCCTACCCTTACCGTCCAAGATCCTACCCTGACCACCCTGCCCACCGTTGTCCTCGCGCGCGCGGTATACTACTTCCTCTTTCTCTCTCTCTCTCTTATAGGGAGAGGGTAGGACAGGGTAGGCCACCTCTGGGACATCGTGTGATATCGTGTGGTTAGCTTGGCCTACCCTATCAACGTCGGTAGGGTGGGACAAGGGTAGGACATCCTCTGGTAGGGTAGGACAGTAGACCCATCGCCTCTGTCCGTCGACTCTGATGCGCTGCTTGGTGAGCCCTAGGACCTTGAGTACACGGGCAAAGCGCGAGGCTGTGCGAGGGTCGAGCTTGGCTAGGTCGATGCCAAGAGCCTCTGCCACGTCATCGGTGATGTAGTATGGCAGGCCTTGTGGGAGGCGAGAGCGCAGGATATCGACCCAAGGGTCATCCTCAGTGCGCGACTCTTGCACATCTTTTGCCATGGCTAGCGCCTCGTGGTCGGTGTCATCGAGCCACCATGTCTCGCCAGTGAGGTACGCCTGACGAGCCTCTGCCCACAGCTGCTCGGAGACTGCTTGGAGCCCTTGGATGTCTGCACGCCCTGACGCTGGAGAGCATCTGATGGGCCAAAAGCGGCGATTGCCTGTGCTGTCCTTGAGATACTGGGTGTCATTGGTGCTGCCGGCAAAGACGCTCTGGCGTGGGATGCTCTGTGGTCTGCGGTCGTAGGGTGCTCGGTAGTGGTCGGTCTGCCTGGAGAGGTAGGCCTTGATGGTCTCGACCTGGCTCTTGGATAGCGCAGCGAGCTCTGGCACCTCGACGATGAGCTTGCCATGGAGAGCCTGCGCGCTCTGCGCAGGGTCGTCAAGAGAGAGCTCCGAGTCGCTAAACCACGCGCCATCGAGAGCGAGTACTCTGATGGCAGTGCTCTTGCCGATCCCCTGCTCGCCCTCTAGCACTAGCATGCACTCTGCCTTGCACCCTGGCTCATACACCCTAGCCACTGCGGAGATGAGCCACTTGCGCGAGACTGCCCTTGTATAGGGCGTGTCATCGGCACCTAGGTAGTCGACTAGCCATCGGTCGAGCAAGGGCTCTCCGTGCCACTCTAGGGCCTCTAGGCGCTCCTTTACGGGGTGCCAGTGCCGAGAGTCTGCCACTGCATCGATGGTGCTGTGGATGTCATCGAGAGACCACGTGACACCATAGGTGTCGTGCAGCCACACTCGGAGCCTGCTGCTGTCGGTATCAGACCATGGCTTGCCCCTGTAAAACGGCTCAGCACAGCCAAGCCCTTGGGGTGCTGGAGGCTCACGGAGAGAGCAGACGGTGCGGCCAAAGGCATTGTACACGATGCAGCCCTGCAAGAGAGGCTCGGCCTGCAGGATGCGATAGAGGTTACTTGGGGTGCGGCATGGCTTGCCGGTCTTGGGATCGAGAGCAAGCGCCCCAAAGATCTCTTTGCGCACCTCGACCACCTCCTGCTCTGTCATGGTCGGTGCACTGCTTGTCTCCTGCCCTTGCTCGCGTGCTGTCTCCATCATGGCTGTGTGCTTGACGTAGGCTGCGAGGCTCTGCCTGTCTTGAGGAGGTGCGATGCGAGGGCGCTTGATGCCGCTGTCGAGGCCGCTCTTGATGGTACGCACAGACTCGCGCTCGGTGAGACCAGAGGCCAGAGCAGCCTGCAGTAGCCTGCTCTCCACCTCGCTGCGAGAGGGCACAAGGCCCATGGCCCATGGGGCCGAGAGCAAAGTGCCGCAGCGAAAAGCCATGTCATTGAGGGTGTGGTTTCGCCCACCCTCTGCGGTGGTCGAGATCATCTGGCAGTTTTGCGAGATGGCTCTGTCGACATAGACCTGCAGCCGCGCCTGCTCGCTGCTTGACACGACGCCTCTGATGACTAGCCCTGTGCGCATGGCAGCCTGAGGGATCGCCTGCGCCTTGGGCTGCAGCACATCGACCAGCCAAGCAGGGCACGGAGCGATCTCCGAGTCATCTGCCACCTCATAGAGGATGCCTGTGTAGTGGATGGATGGAGGCGCGACCACGTAGCCATTGTCTCCTCTGACATCCAATCCTGGTGCGAGGCCAGCTCTGTTTTTGACCGGACCGTCGATGCGGTAGTAGTGATGCATGCCACGGCCTGTCGAGACGGCAAAGGTCCTTGGCAGATCTCGCCCTGCGGCAAAGGTGCCCAGAGACCCCGGCACATCCTCGTCGAGCACGACGATCCCCCCGCCTGTCACGACAGCGACATTGGCCTCTGGGTAGATTTGCCACCAAGCGGAGATCTGCCTTGGGTCTCTTGTGGCATCCTTGAGACCATGTCTGGTGAGCTCTGAGATGGGGTGCTTGCCGATACTCTTACAGTCGATCTTGCTGCAGCTGCACTGGGTGCTTGAGATAGGCCAGTGCAAGGGCAGCACCTTGAGGCCTCTTGCTGCCCACTCTGCGGCAGCGTGTGAGATGTCTATATCGATGGTCATCTATATCCTCGTGTGATGTGTGCCCACAGAGCCATAAGGGTACGCACATCACCCTCTGCTCTGTGAGCTGTATGCTGTGGTAGGCAGAGGCTCGAGACGAGCGACTGCAGGCTGTACGACTTGAGACCCGTGACATGCTCTCTGGAGAGCTGCTGGGTGCAGACCCAACCCTTGGGCTGCAGTTGCATGCCGACATCGGCAAAGCTGGCCTCTAGCATGCGACGGTCAAATGCTGCGTTGTGCGCCACCATGTAGGCTCCGGAGCACATGGCAGCGATCTCCTCTGCGAGGCTCTCAAAGAGTGGAGCCTCTGCAAGCATGTCTTTGGTGATGCCTGATACCTCGCTGGCCTTGGGAGACAGCACTGCCCACACCGGGTCGACCAGAGACGTCATCCACCTATCGAGAGATCCCCTCTCGACCCGACAGAGTGCGATCTCGATGATGCGGTCATCGTGACCAAGCCCTGTCGTCTCGGTGTCGATAAAACACAAGGGTGAGTCGAGCAGCATCTCCAGAGGGATCTTGCTCTCGTATCTCACCCATGCAGTGTAGCAGTATGTGTCGTCTGGCTGTGCGGAGCGGTACCTTGGCTTGGTCATGATGGGGTGCCTGTGATGGTGATAGATATCATATGATCGCCCACCCTCACAGACTGTGGCAAGAGCTTGACTGGCTGCTGCTCATACACCCACTGCACCAGTGGGCTGCGGTCGTCGATGCCAAGCCACGCTGCCACCTCATCACGCACGGCCTTGAAGGCCGAGGAGAGGTTGTCAGTATCAAGCTGCCTCGGAGACCATCTGCATAAGGTCACGGTGCATGGTACCGGGATCGGCAGCTGCTTGGTGCAGTGCAGCGCCAGCCACACTGCACGACGCTGCAGCTTTTTACGCTTGGCTACGACGCGCCAGTGCTCTCGGCTGTTGGCCTCCGAGACCAAGCGCATGGGGATCGTCACCTGTACCATCACTTGCCCGCCTTTGGTGCGCTTGGCTTGATGAGCAGAGCATAGACACGCAGTGGCTTGCCGGGCTCGCGCTGTGCGCCCCACTTGATGCCTTTGGCTGTGCTTGTCTTTGGGGTCTTGTCATTGGCTGTGGGGTGTGCTAGTAGGGTCTCCATATCATCCTCCGTGTGAGACCTGCAGCGCCTGACCGCGCTGCAGGTTTTTTTGTCCTACCTGATCATCAATCAATTGTCAAAATTATTTTTGCTATTGCAATCCCCTCACAAGTGTGATAGCCCTACTCCACTGCCCAGAGACGGCAGCAGAGAGGATGTATCCATGCCACTTATTTTGAGACGAGAGAGCAGCAGCAACCGCACCCCATGCCCCGAGGGGCTCTACGACGCCATCTGCGTCGATGTCATTGACCTTGGTACAGTGCCAACAGCCTATGGCGACAAGCACCAGCTGCAGATCCTGTGGGAGGTGCGCAGTGATGAGGGCATGGTGTACCACCTCAGCAAGAGGTACGCAGCCAGTTTGCATGAGAAGGCCAAGCTTGCCCAGGACCTCAAGGCATGGCGTGGCGGAGTCGAGCTGTCTCCAGAGGAGATGCGAGGCTTTGACCTCGAGCAGCTCGTAGGCAAGTGCTGCCAGCTCCTAGTCACCCACTTTGAGCGCGAGGGCATGTCGTACGCCTCTGTCGACAAGATCCTCAAGCCGAAGAAAAAGGTCACGGCCACAGGCTCTTACGACGCCGAGGCGACCAAGGGCCGCCTGATGGAGCGCATCGCCATGCAGCAGGGCGCAGCCATGACAGAGCGTGTCAAGGGCGCCTTTGCTGCGCCCTCTGGTGCAGCTCGTGCAGCCACTGCAGCTGTTGGCATCAAGGCGCAAGACAAGGGCTTTGTGCCCTCCGCAGAGCCTGACGAGATCCCATTTTAGCCCACCATGAGTGACTCTCTCCGCCTCACCAAAGCCGCCCACAAGCTCCGCACGCCCTACCATGTGCTCTACAGGGGCGTGCTCTCCGGGGAGCTCCCAGCGCACAAAGAGCCGCCATCCAAGGGGTGGTGGGTCAAGGTGTGCGATCTCCCCATGATAGCCCAGTGGGTGCAGACCGAGGTGAGGTCGAGAGAGCCTCGCCCTGCAGCACACATCATCGAGCAGGTGCGCACGATCTCCCTGGTGCAAGGTCAGCTTGGCCTCTCCCTGCGAGGGCTGGCCAAGCTGCTCTGTCTGCCTCAGGCGACACTGCAGCACTATGTGATGGGCACGAGGCCCGCTCCCCCCGCTGTCATCGAGGATATAAAAAAGATGACCCCGAGGATTGATTCCCTCTCCAAAGCATGATACCACCGCTCTCCGTGACAGGAGAGCGCATGTGGCAAGCCCGCATCAAGATCACCCCCAGACTCACCCACCCATGGCACCGTGACGCGACCATGATGCACGGCATCATCTCGACACTGCACGGCCAAGATCACACCTCGCAGATCCCCCTCTTTGCGCTGCATCATCACGACGGAGACTGGCACGTCATCATACAGGGCGCCCGCCCTGTGTGGATGGCAGACAGAGCCTCGTGGCCAGTGCTCGCCAATGGCCGCCCAGTGAGTCTCTCGCCCGTGGGCATCAGAGAGCTAGAGCTGCCGCCGATCTCCGCAGCAAGAGGCCGCGTCGTGCTGAGCACTCTGACACCCGTTGTGATGACAGCCAAAGACCACACTCGCAGCTGCGTCGCACCAGACCTCGGGCACATGACCAGAGCCATCCAGCGCGTGTCTGATGGCCTAGGTCTTGGGGTAGACTGTGAGCGCATGGGCGGTCTTGAGATGGTCTCGTCAGCAGTCATCGGCACTCGCACTGTGATAGGAGGTCACGTCTCGAGAGGCACTGCAGAGCGAGGAGCAGTCATCGGGTGGGTAGGGGGCATGGTGCTTGACTGCTCTCCGATGGCGCTTTGGGTGCTGCGCTGCGCAGAGCTCGTCGGCATCGGAGGCCTCAGAGCCTATGGCTTTGGCCGCATCAAGATCGAGAGGGAGCATGCATAGTGCGACACAACTGCTGTGGCAGACAGCGCTTGGCAGCCCTAGTCAGGCAGAGTGCAGCAAGATTGCCGATCCCTTTGCCTGCTGGGTCTGCGGCGGTCAATGGCAGGGCAATGGCATCTTGGTAGCCAAGTGGATGCCAGGCAATTTTACGTCGCAAAACAGGGTCAGGTCTCCGCAGTCACAGTGGGTCTGTGAGCCCTGCGTACACATCTGCAGCCGAGTCTCTCCAGTGCTTGGTAGACCACCCAAGGAGGGCAAGAGCTATGGCGGCAACTATCGCAACTATAGCCATGGGTGGTGGCAGAGACCTGACGGCAGTGTTGAGTACATCAACGCAAGCAAGGGAGACAAGCCTGTGTTGCTTGCTTGGCTGCGCAAGCCAAAGCAAGGCATGTGGTGGTGTGCTGTCGCTGATACCGGGCAAAAGCACGTGATCCCATGGGCGCCAGTGTGCCGCACAACCAATGGCACCGTGCTCTTTGACGATACAGTCGTGCGCCTCGGAGACTGGTCAATGGTTGATGACATGACAGAGACGCTGACAGCAGGCGCAACCAAGGAGGAGATACAGACGGGAGACTATCAGGCAGGCAGCATCCTGCGATGCAGAGAGGCAATCAGGCAGTTTGAGGCTAGATGGTCAAGCCAGAGAGGCGGGTCGTTTTTTGCTCTTGCCATCTGGCTGGCGCAGCGTGATGAGGAGAGGGTCGCGGCACGTATGGCCGCGGAAAAGGAGGCCAAAAAGGATGGAAAAAGTAGAGGCAAAAAGACAGGCGACGATCAAGCTGCTCGGAGCCCTGAGAGCGCAGTATCTCAAGACCCCGAGCTGCAGCCCACTCAAACACTGGGAGCAGCTAGCGACCCGCAGCCGAGCAGCAGCACGGACATCCGCGGGGCTCGAGGAGTGGCTGACATCGATGTGTCGCACACTGCAGATCGACACACCGGACAGCTGGGTCTCTGGGGCAGCCTTGGTCTTGCAGAGCCACCTAGCAAGCCAAAGAGACGTCGATGAGTGGCTGGAGATGGTAGACCGCGAGAATGGTTTTTTGATGGCGACACTACGTGCTGAGGCAGACGAGAGAAAGGTGATCGTAAAAGGATGATGAAGCAGATCAAGTACGGCTTTGTGCTCGAGGCTCGCGAGCCCATAGCACACCACAGCGAGACCCAAGGCAATGTCTCTCTCATACAGCGATCCAAAGTGCGGATGAAGGACGGCACATTTAAGCGGATCCCCTACCTCACTGGCGACACCATGCGCCATCAGCTGCGAGAGGCCATCGCCCTCTCGTACATCCATGCAGCCGAGATCGGAGCTGATCTCTCCGAGGGCGCGCTGCGCCTGCTCTTTGCCGGCGGCATGCTGACTGGCAGAGGCACAGGTGGAGACGTGGTCAAGATCGACGACTATCACCGCATGGTCAAGGTCTTCCCGCAGCTCTCCCTCTTGGGTGGCTGCGTGGGCAATCGGTGCGTACCAGGCAAGCTCTCCGTCTCACAGGCGCAGCTCATCTGCGAGGAGACTCTGCACTACCTGCCCCCCGAGGTGATGGGCTGGCTGCGTGAGGAGGGACAGCAGATCGAGACGCACCGAGCCTACGTCGAGGAGACACAGAGAGTGCGCATGGACCCGACACTAGACCCCGCCAAGAGGCTCTTGCTGTCTGACGACTCGCGCAAGCAGCTCGAGGGGCGCCTCAAAAAATCGGAGACGGCGCACGAGATCGACGACGCCAAGCTCCGCGACGACAGCAAGAGCACCATGATGCCACGCAGTTTTGAGCGCATCGTGCAGGGATCACTCTTCTTTTGGCAGGTCTCGGCGCTCGTGCAGACCGAGCTCGATGAGGATACCCTCAATGTCATGATCGCGACCTTCCTCGCCAACGCCAGCGTGGGTGGCAAGCGGGGCTCTGGGCACGGGGGCCTGCGCTGTCTCAAGGCTTTTGACTACCGATGGGAGATCGCCCGCCAAGAGGCTGTGCCGATGCCTGGTGACATGGTGGTGAGAGGCGAGGTAGGTAGCGTATTTTTCCGCCACGTCAAAGAGCAGGCTGCAGAGATCAAGGCATTTTTACGGGACGTCAACGCATGACCCCGCTACGCGTGCAAGCACGCATCAAGACAGCGATCTCCCTGCCTGGCCTGCCCCTGATGCTCGACTCGCTCTTGGCCTCTGTGGTGGCCAGAGAGCAGGGCGCAGACGCAGGATTTGTCGCGACACTGCAGCCCACAGAGATCGTCATCCCTGTGGCCAAAAGCGAGTGTGGGCGGTACCACCTAGCCTCCGCAGCCGAGTACGAGTGGGAGGAGAGAGAGAGCACTTGGGTCAATCGCCCGTCCCCAGTAGCTGCAGCACAGCTGTTTGGGAGCAGCAAGGTACGCATCGAGACAAGCGCAGGGCTCAGCAAGCCATGGCGCTTGCCCATTGCGACAGGCTGGGTCAAGGGGGATCTGCTGACGTGGTGGTGTGTTGGTGATGCAGACGAGATCGAGCGGCTGCTGCGCATGGTTACGCATCTAGGCAAGCGTGCTGCCGTCGGCAAGGGCGAGGTGGCAGAGTGGACTGTGCAGCAGTGCGAGACGTGGGCAGGCTATCCTGTGCTGCGAGGGGGCTACCCACTGCGGCCGCTGCCCACTGACACGCCAGGCCTTGCCGAGGATGCATACATTGCTGATGGCAGATTAACCTATCCGTACTGGATGCAGCAGGGGCGCGACTGGGTGGCCCTACCGGAGCCACAATGGTAGAGCCGATTTTGCGACCAGAGGATCTCCGTCGTTGGGGGGAGTGGATGGCTGAGGCCCTTGCTTGGTCGCGTACCATTGCGCACAAGAGGCGTATTGAGATGGCCAAGCGCGACATCGAGCAGGCACTGGCAGCAGCTCCTCGGTGGTGCGTGATGTCGTCGGGCGGCAAAGACTCTACCGCCATGACGCACCTCGTGTGCACGGAGATGGGCCTATCCCTGCCCGTGGGTAGCGAGAAAGATGACCTCGATTTCCCGGGCGAGGAGGCGCACTTGGTGCAGCAGGCTGCGCAGTATGGGTGGGATCTGCACATCCTGCGCCCGCCAGTGTCTCCGCAGCAGTGGCTCCGAGAGCATGCTGAAGAGCTGCACGGCAACACCAACATGCACAGCCGAGCCGCGGGCCTCTCCAAAGCCTGCTTTTATGGGGTCGTGGAGGCGTTTAGCGAGCAGTACGACGGGGCATTTCTCGGGCTGCGCGCTGGCGAGAGCAAGCATCGCGCCAAAAACCGCGCTACCCACGGCAAGCTGTACCGCAAAAAAGCGGGGCAGTGGGTCTGCACGCCGCTTGGTGACTGGCAGGGCATCGACGTCTATGCCTACTGCGCAGCAAGAGACATCGAGCTGCTGCCCATGTACAAGTGCTGCGCACTCATGGACAGCGACGATCCCTCTCGCATCCGCAAGTCGTGGTGGGTCAGCACCTCCCACGCACACCGAGGAGCCGTCGCTTGGCTCCGACACTACTACCCCAGCCTCTACTCCTCTCTCACCAAGATCATCCCCACCGTCTCGCGACACGCCTGAGAGCCGCTTGGCATAAGGCTTTGCGCATAATGTAAAAAATATTTTTAGATATGCAAAAAAAAAGTTTGACATTATGTGAGAGACCCCCTATATATATCTCATGACGCAGCGACGAGACGGCTGCAGAGGAGACAACATGACAACCGAGACCAACATCATCCGCACAATCATCAACAAGTTCGAGGGCCGCTGCTATCGCTGTGGCTGCACTGTCCGCCGCGGCAACGGCCTTGCCGAGCAAGTTGTTGACAGCCGCACTGGTGGCACCAAGTGGCAAAATCGCCATGACGACGGCTGCTGCTACACCAAGGCAGACGGCATGGGCTGGGTCCGCGACAACGCACAGTGGGAGCGCAAGACTGGTGTTGTGATCCCACTGCCAGAGGCTCCCAAGGCTGAGGTTGTTGAGGCTCCCAAGGCTGAGGTTGTTGAGGCTCCCAAGGCTGAGGTTGTTGAGGTTGATGTCTTTGCCGCAGACGCACTTGAGGTTGTTGAGGCCAAGCCTGCACGTCGTCAGAGCCGCAAGACCTACGGAGTATCTCACCGTCATTGCTGTGACCAAGACTGGATCGACATGCTCAACGATGCAGATCCAAGCGAGGCAGAGCTCGCAGCTGCAGAGGCAGAGGTAGAGGCAGCCGAGACCGCAGAGGCTGCAGAGATCGCCGCCTCCGAGGCTGCTATCGAGACTGCCACAGAGACTGTCTCCGACGCAGCACCTGCACAGACCTTGGAGCTCTACCGACTCACAGTGCGCTGCAGCGACTGCTGCCGACGCACCAAGAGTTTGGCCACAGAGATCGCTCACTATCCATGGTGCACCACTCTCGCACAGGATCCAGAGCTGCTGCGCACCCTCCAAGATAAGATCGCCATGTCTCTCGACAAGCGACGTCAGACCAAGGCCGCCAAACTCAACGCCAAGATCGACGAGCTCCGTGAGGCCTACAGCGCAGTGTACGCCTCTGTGGGTGGCAACAGCGCCCTTGGTATCCACAAGATCAATGGCAGCACCGGGCTACACACAGTGCGCGCCTACGAGGGCACCTGCACGTGTCCAGGCCACAAGGCCCATGGACACTGCAAGCACGTGCGCTTGGTGCGTGATGCCAGAGACGCCATGCAGTCCATCAAGCGCCAGCTCCAAGACACAAGCGATCGCCTCTTAGTGTTGGCTGAGAGAGCCACCTACGCCAACTGCGAGTGGTAAGACCTTAACACGGAGGCAGACTTGGGCCGCCTGCCTCCTGCATCACCACAGCCCATCAAGGAGAGTCAGAGTCATGAGCATGTATGCATACCTGGAGAGAGAGCAAGAGCGAGAGATCGAGGCAGACTGGGAGTCAGAGCCCACAGACTGCATGACACGCGAGGAGTGGCTGGCAGAGCTTGAGGCAGAGCGCCAAGCGCACGCAGAGAGCCGCATGTACTACTGGCTCAAGGGAGGTGTCCTATGATGACAGACATACAGCTGGTGATGGAGCTCTCGATCTTGGGAGCGCATCTGGATGCGGCAGAGTGGCAGAGCTACCTGCTCATCGTCGAGACTCTGCAGGCAAGCGGTCTGCCTGCAGATGTCATCATCAAGACCGCAGAGGCGTACATCAAGACTCGTGATGAGTACAGCATGCTGTCGTAGGCACAGCAGGCTTTTTAGAGGCGACCCATAGTCAGGGTCGCCTCACGACCCCAAAGCCCCGTAAATAACAAAAATGAGAGCAAGGCACGTCATGACCACATGCACCCTATGCAGCAGATACGGACTGACCACAGAGGCTATAGACACAAGGGAGATCGAGGGGCAGCACTATAGATATCTATACCCAGCTCCTGTGTGCGCAGCTTGTGCTGAGCAGATAGACCTAGACACTAGCAGGCAGAGGCAGATCGCTGCCATGGAGTGCGAGTGACCAAGCGCATCAAGCACGCGTGCGGACATCAGAGACTGCACGACATGAGCTCTTTTCTCCTAGTCAAGCTGGAGGGGGGGGGGGGGGCAGAAAAAGCAGGCAATACAGGCACTTACAAGGCACCTAAAAACCACACCCTGCGATGACTGCAGGGCCAAGCAGGAGAGATCATGACCATGACCACAGACCACAGACAGACCCTGATCTATATCGACCACCTACACACCGGAGAGGCTTGGCTGACCAAAGTGCAGGCTATGCCTCGCAAGCGAGTGCCTCTCGCACTGCACCCCATCTTGGATGGCAAGCAGGCGATCTCGCTGCTCGACAGCGAGGCAGATGCCCTGCTTGACTGGTGCTGCGAGCAGGCAGGCTGGGCAGAGTGCGAGGATGATGCAGAGCACCCTTATCCACTCTGTGTCGATGATGGCGTGACACTCTGCATCTACTGTGATGCCAGAGTGCCTTGGGATGTGGAGGCCTCCCAAGGCTGGCAGGAGATCCAGGCCCTGCACAGCCAAGAGTGCGAGTGGGCACGCAGCAAGGCGCACACCATCGAGGTGCAGCCATGATGACTATCAAGGCCACACTAACAGTGGAGGCTGCGCCACAGCCTGCAGATCCCGTCGTCGATGCACATATCAAGAGCCTGCGGCCTCCGAGGCCAGAGCCCGACAAGAGGCAGCTGCAAGCAGAGACAGACATGCTCTGCCGCATCGTTGAGAGACTAGCAGCCATGGGCCACGGCACTAGCATTGCTGCGCAGCTGCTAGAGGTCAAGCACAGCACCCTCCTCACCAAGGTCAAGCATGCGCAGCAGGGCGAGCTGGTCTCGCTCGGCGCAGCAGCAGCATCTGCTAGCCATCTGATAGACTACCTATGCAGCCTGCCAGAGACTCCAGAGGAGGGCCTTGCTCTGCTACAGCGTGCCCTTGACGCCTATGGCAAGGGTGGGATCGGCACCCTCAAGTCGCTCGCAGAGTACCTCGGAGTCTCGTATGCGCTACTTTTTCTATGGCGCACCGAGCTCCCCAAGAGGGTCAAGATCGAGCACCTGATGGCACTGCACAAGCTAGCATGCAGAGGGGTCATCTGATGCGATTTGTCAAGCAACCACAGCCCAGAGACTGTGCATGGTGTGGCCGGCACTATCGGCCTCTTGCACTCAATGGCAAGTACTGCACCGCAGGATGCTGCGAGGCTGCCGCCAGAGACAGGGCAAGGGCATACCGAGCAAAGGTCAAGCCTCTCAAGACAGAGCGCACCTGTGCTGCGTGCGGCAAGGCCTTTGTGCCGTCGCATGGGTCACAGGGCGCATGCTCTGACGAGTGCAAGCAGGAGAGGCATCGGCAGACCAAGGCCACCTGGTACGGCACGCTGTCGAGAGCCACACCCAGAGTGCGCACCTGCTTGGTCTGCGGAGCCCTCTTTGAGGCGTCAGGTCACCGCATGCGCGCAGTGACCTGCTCTCCGGAGTGTAGCTACCTGCGCTCTCGAGAGCGCACACGGCAGAGCAAGATCGACGCTGCTGCACAAGACCCTGACATCGACGCCATCATCAAGCGCAAGGGGAGTGAGTCGTACTCTGTGCGCAAGCAGCAAGGCACAGTGCAGCATCGCACTGTGTGCAAGGTCTGTCTTGGGCCACTCCCCATGGATGGCACGAGTCGCACCACATGCAGCCTGTCATGTGCAGGCAAGGCAAGGGCCGCCTATAAGGCCTGACAAAACACAAGGAGCAAGAGTCATGACAAAGACACTGAGACCAGACACAATCCAATCATCTCGCCCTATCATTGCAGTGCGCCTAGAGGGCACCAACAAATTGCTTGTGCTTGTGCATGCGCAGGGTATTGCAGAGCCACTGCTGATCACACAGCACTTGGTTAATGGGCTCTATCTGCCACACTATAAGGCACAGGATCCGCGCACATGCAGCATCGTGCGCCAGCTTGCAAGTCGGGTCACTGTCCACATCTCACATCAGCACAATATTTTGAGCGCCACTGTTGATCTGCCCAAAGGCAGCAAGGGCCTGCGCTCTGGATATGCCCAGTGCATCTCGATGGCAGACGCACTCAAGGCGCTGCAGGAGAGGATGCCTCTCGGGTCATCCGAGGATGGTCACAGACTACCGATGATCAATGGCGACTATCCAGATGCAGGCTATGCCATGAGGGTCATCGAGTGCCTGCAGCAGCAGCTGCAACCCAAAGACGAGGTGACCAAGGCAGTACAGATGACGCTGCCTGTGCAGGCTTTGGCAGCGCATAGAGAGCTGACCAGAGAGCGCGTAGAGGACCTGCTCCATCAGCTCAATGCAAAAGACATGGAAAAGCGTACTCTTGAGGCTCGCAAAAAAGACCTCAATGCAGAGCTTGCCTCTGTAGAGATTGGTCTCATCAAGGTTGACAAATGCCGAGATGGGATCTTTCAGGAGCTCCTGACAGGTAGGGCGTAGCATGGCTGTCATCAAGACATGCCCCACCTGCACCAAGGGCTTTGCCGCACGCCATGGGCAGGGGGGCAGACAGCAGGTGTACTGCAGCAGGATCTGCATGCAGCGTGCTCACAATGTGGCGCGCGCCAAGCGCAAGCGCATAGGGCACAAAGACTGCATCGTGTGCGGCAAGGCCTATCACCTCTCGACGTACTCAGGGGGGCAAAAGACCTGCTCTGAGGCGTGCGCACTGAGGCGCAAGAGGGAGCTGACTAAGGGCTACAATGCCAAGTACCGCACGCCAGAGTACCGAGCACTAGCAAAGCAGCGCAGGCAGGAGGCTGCTGCGAGCAAGCCGCCCAAGGAGGCAAGGGCTCCTAGGATGCTGTTGGCGGTAGTACCAAGGCCAGATGACATGCAGACCTGCACATGGTGCGGAGAGGACTTTGAGGGGCTACACGATGATGCGTACTGCAGCGACGAGTGCCGCTGGGATGACATCGCAGATCGCCAGAGACAGGGGGCACGATGAGGGGAGATCGCATCAGGGTAGCATGCAAGATCTGCGGCCGCCCCTTTGACACGCCCTATGCCCTCGCAGAGATCTGCGACTGGGTCTGCCGTAGTGAGCACCGCACTCGGCAGGCACAGAGGCGCAAGGGGCTGCCCCCTCGTGAAACAGTGCGTCAAGAGTGCGAGTGGTGCGGAGATGACTTTTTTGGGGTGCAAGGGCAGGCCAGATGCTCGGAGGCCTGCAGAGAGGAGACAGCATGATAATATGTCAATACTGTGGCAAAGACTTTGTCCCACCACGATCGACTAGCAAGGTCTGCAAGGATGCAGAGTGTCGTAGGCAGCATGACAATGCTATCAATACCATTGCCTATTATAGGCGACGAGCAGTGCAGTGGCCACAGACACGCCCCTGTGCCCAGTGCAAGGCGCCCTTTGCATCCACAAGGAGCTCGCATATCTACTGTGGCTGGGAGTGCTACTATGCGCACATGATGACCTACCAGAGAGACAGGGGGCAGCAGCAGCGAGGGGAGCCATACTCTGCAAGCAGAGCCTGTATAGGCTGCGGCAAGATCATCCTCGTTAAA